AATAACTTTTCCATAAGTGCCGTCGGCAACAACGATTTGAATATTAAAGCCGTTAAGATTGAACACCGAACATTGATTGACCGCCCGCTGAATTGTCTTGAACGCCGCCCCTGACGAGGTGCCGGGATTGTTGTCGTTGCCGGTGGTCGTATTGACATAATAGGTTTGCGGCGCGGTCAGCTTATTCGAATTGACGAGTCCCCAAATCGCCTTGAGCAATTGTTGCAAGTCGGCGTTGCTTGGGTTCGCGCACAGCGCCCCGACCATATCGTGATAGCCGTGATCCGCCGCCCACTGGATCACCGCGACGATTTCGCGCTGGTCGTATTCAATACTTTCGGCGGGCGGGATCGAACCCATCGTGCCGGTGGTGGGGTTGCCGTTAATATAGACGGCATTGGGATCGCTAATGCCGTAAGGCTGGTTATATTTCATCGTTTCCTCATTACGGTGTGCCAGCCATCGGATCGCCGGGATCACTCAGGCTTGAGTAGTCGAAAATTATTTCAGTGTGCGCGGGCTTGAGCCGGTTCAATAGGCATTCAAGATCGTCGGCCAGGCCGATCCGCAAATGCGGATCGACGCCGGTTTGTCCCTTGGTGACGCGGAACCAAATCAACGACGATTGATGAACGTGGACGGTCCAGTAGAAACGATTGCCGGGCGGCCCGAGGCCGTAATTCGGCCATTCGGATAGCTCGCCCGCTTTCACATGCGTGCCGTCGGGATTAAGGATCGGCTGGTCCCACTCGTTAAACATGGGATCGGTGCCGTCGCCGTAAACGCGGTTATCGCCGCAACGATCAATGCCGACGACGAACACGCGATATTCGGTAATCGTGATCGTGTAGCCGATCTCGGCGGCGACCTCGATAAAAAATTCCCGGCTTTGCGAGCCGAGCATCGTCATGCGCATGACGAGCGCGAGTTGTCTTTGTCCTATGGTTTGCGGCGCGGTGTAACAAGGATCGGGCAAGCCATAATTGTATTCCCAATCGGGCAAGAGCTCGATCGTTTGGCGCGGGTCGCTTTCTATTTCCAATAGATCGGCGGCGCGGGCGTCGACCGGGTCGCCCCAAATTTGGGAAAAGCCGCCGACAAGTTTCATCAAGGTTGAGTCGTATTCGCGCGGCCACGCCGGGCCGACCGGCAATAGCGCGGCCAGCGCGTCGACGTAATCATCGCCGCTGCGCCGCATATGCTTGTCGGTCATTCGTAAAGAATTGTCTCTAGCACCGCCATTGAGCCGGGCGCCGGCATGACGGCATCGTCAAAAATCAACGTATGGTGATCCTCGCCGATCGCGCTCGATATCGCCTCGTCGATCCATGAGCGATAAATCGTTTGCCCTGGCGAGGCTTGAGCATAGAGCATATTTTGAATCGATTGCTCGATCGCGGCGCGGGTCGCTTCGTTGTCGACGACCAGGTCGGCGATGGTGAGGCTGATAAATTCCTTAACCGGCGATGTGACGTAACAGTCTTTCACCGTGACCGGCCGCCTCGCGTCGATATAGAGCGCAACCGTCTGGATATCGTCGGGCGTCGGCCATCCGTCATCGTCGGCGCGCAAGTCGTCCATGAGAAATCGCACGGTAATCGTGCCGGTGCCTTGCTCGGGCGCGGCCCAGGCGCGCGTCACGCCGGGCACCTGCTTGGCCCATGCAACGTAATCGTATTGCGCGCCGCCCATTGGCGGTTGACGAATCCGCTCTAGCACGCGCTGACGCAATTCGTCGTCGCTTTCCATGTCGACGCCGCCGTCCATTGTGACAATGGTCACGGCGCCGTCGATGCCGGCGAGCGCATTAACAAACGCGATGATTGAGCCCTCGTCGAGATTGCCGGCGGCACCGGCGTCAATGGCGCGGATGCCGACCGGCGTCGGGCCGCTCCCGACAATGATTTGCTCGGTCGTTTCGTAGAGCACGCCGGCGCCGTTGGATAATTGCGTCCCTTGCGGCAAGACGATGCCGCCGATCCCGGTTGCCGTTCCCGAGCCGGATGCAAAGGTCGCCGGCTTGCGGCCGGCGCCAGGCAACCAAATCGCGGCATGGCGGTCGAGCCATTCGGTTTCCGCGGTGTCGGGGAGCAATTGGCGCGCCAGCCAATCGATATAGAGCAAATTTAGGAACGCCAGGCCGGCGTTGCCGTCGGCGAGCACGCGCAAGACGCTGTTCGGGATCATCGCCGCGGAATGCAAGCGCGCGGTGATATAGTCGCGGTTTTGCTTGCGGACCGCGTCAAGCGTCGGCGTTTGCCACGGCAAGGCTAGACTCCTATCTCGTTCCAGAGGGCTTGATATTGCAATTGGATCGTCGGCAACGGCCCGCGGTAAAGCATGATATTGGCAACGATGGTTTGTAAGGCCGTGCGCGTGACGGTGACGTCGACGCGCGAAACAATTTGTTGCTGAATGAACGGCTGTAAGGCTTCGCGGATATAACTATCGGCACGCGCGAGCGTTGAGCCCTGGCGCGCCTCAAAGCCGGTGATCTTGTGGCGATCAAGCAACCATAGCCGCGATCCGATCGGCCAGCCGTTCCAAATAACGTCGGCGTTTTCGTCGGCCCACCATCCGCGCCGGTCGGTATCGTCCTCGTCGTTTGGCAAGATATCGTCGGCGTTGGCGCGCTTGTTGGTGCCGAGCGCGACAATCACCGCGGACGCGAGCGCCTCGGTTTCGTCGATCAAATTGTCCGGCCGTTGCAAGAGGTCGAAGGTAACGACAATCGGCGTGACAATGTCGTAAAGCCGGAGGTCGGGCATGGGCTATTGCGGGTCCGCTTTAATTTGTATCGGCACGGTCGACCAGCATCCGCCATCGTCAACAAATATCGCATTGCCGCCATGCTTGATATGCGTATGGCTCGCGTCGACGCGCATTGATTTGTTATCGTCGTTGCCGAATTTGCAAAGAATTTTGTCCTTGTCGATAAACACCTTATTGCCGCCGACGCCGATCTCGATTTGCGTCGGATGCGTGACGGTCCATGAGTCTTTTGTAAGCGTCAGGGACGCGAGCGCCTCTTGCCCGGCTTGCTTTCCCTGCCCGAGATTTTTTGCGTCGCCCTGGCCGGTGGTCGGCTTGGGCGCGTTCTCGCCTTTCATGATTTGCGAGACGATCTTTTTGCCGCTCGGCGCCGAGACGACAATGCCGTCGCGTGTGATGTGGACCTGGTGACCCTGGTCGTCGAATAGTGCGACCTCGCCCTCGGCCAAACCTTTGATCCGATAGCGCCGATCGCCGACGACCAGCAAGGCGCCGTGCGAACGGTTGCCGCCGGTAAACACCATAACGGCTTCGGCCTTTTTTTGGTTAGGCTTCTGGCCGGTCGGTTTCTTGACGCGCGAGGTCAGGCCGTAGGGCTCAAAGTGCTCGATCTCTTTTTGCTTTTCTTGCGTGTAGAGCGATACTTCGTGCTCGCGAAAAAGCGGATCGTCATTGTTGCTTTCAATGGTCACGCGCTTAACCGCGTTATTCATGCGGTCGCCGACCGTGCGCGTGGAAAATCTCATGGCGCTCCTTGTGATTCTTCCTCTTTCGGCATCGCCGGTTCGGGCGACGACGGCTCGGCGCTTTGGTCGGCGGCATCGCCTTTGCTGGTATCGTAATGATCGCGGCCGCCGAGCCGATCTTGCAGGACCAGCGTCAAGGTCGAGGTGGTTCCGGTTTGGTCATTCTGGCGCGCGGTCACCGCTTGGATTCCGAGCGTGGCGCGATCGCTCGGCAACAACATAGGCGAATAAAGGTCGATCAGGTTGCCGACCTCGTTGAGCCATAGCTTGCCGTTATTGCGGAGCCAACCGGCGACGGTCACGTTAGCCTGGAACATGCTGGCCGCGTTGATATCGCCCATATGGTTTGCGTGCATTTGCGCGTCTTTGACGTCGCCCGGTTGCGGCGCCACCACCCGCAACGGCGCCGGGACGTCGCCGCTATAGTTTTGGTTTTTTGCTTCCGCCGATTGCGCACGCGCCTTGTCCATATTGTGATCGTCATTCCCATGCTGGTCGGTGTCGGAAATGATGTTTGAAACGGCCGAGTTATTCGTCCAAATTAATTCCGCCGATAGGATGTTGCGGCCCTCTTGCAATTCGGCGACGACCTGGCCGCCGCCGCGGATGCCGACAATATTGCCGAGCTCGTTGTCCATGATGTGAATGTTGCGCATTTGCGCCAGCCGCAAAATAAACTGAAACGGGCTTTCGCCCCAATGAACGCTAACGCGCTCGAAAACCTTGTCGGCGCCTTCGGGCGAGCCGCGCAACGAAAACGATATGCCGAACTTTTTTAACGCGGCGTTGGCGAGTTGCGTGAGCGTTTGATTCTTGAATTGCCCCGGCGGCAAGTCGAGCGAGCCCTTGACGATATCTTGCGGCTTTGAATGAACGATAATTTTTACGTTATGGTTTTGCCCGTCATAGACGACCTGGCGCACCGCCACCGCGCCGGTCGCCGCCAATTGGCCGGCGAGCGTAACCTTGGCCGGATCGCCCGGCTTGAGGCGCAACGAGCTCCATCCTTTATTGAGATCTCCGACCTCGGCGACGACGAGCGAGCATTGACTAACCTCCTCGTTCATATCGCGAACGACCTCGACCTCCTTCCACCATTTGTAATTGGTGCCGCCGACCTGGACGACGCAAATTTCTTGCGGGTTTGGCATGACCTATTGCGACAACGCCCGAACCGGCATTTGCATAAAGGCCGGATGCACCGGGTTATTCTCGCCGACGAGCTCGACGGCGCGGGACTCGCCGCCGTAGAGCCGGTTGCAAAGCCAAAGCGCCGGCCGCGGCTTGGCAAAATTATAAACCACGATCGTCGGCAACGTCCGCTCGCGCGTCGTGAGGTCGTAGGTCACCGCCGCATGGAGCGCGACCAGCGATTGATAACTCGCCTGGTCCTTGGAATTGCCGGCGAGCGACTCGGCATCATCAAAGGCCGGATTCATGCGGTCGAGATAATCGTCGACTTGCGGCCGGCTTGTGAACTCGGTCAACGAAAGAATGCGCGCGCATTGGATCAAGCAAAGCCGGATGCAAGTGTTACCGACCGACCAGGCGGCGAAATAATTAACGACCATCGCGGCGGTGTGCG